CGTCATTTGTTCAACCAGTCGTTTTTCATCCTCAGTAGGCTCAACCGGTGGGATATAAGGTTCAGTGTTTACGTATGATTCTTCTTGTTGTAAAGTATCTTCACCTTCACCATCATCATATTCTCCAGCAGCTTCTTCAGCTGAAATCTCCTTATCAATACGTTCAATATCTTTTTCTGTCTGTCTAAGAACTTCTTCTCTAACATATTTTTGACTGAAATACTTACCAACATATTGATCTAGATCGTTGAGTAGAGTCATACGCTCTCTCATCAACTCTCCGGCTTTCATTTCTGCATAGTGATTGTCTTCAGAATAATGGAAGAAGATATCCTTCTTCATTGAATGCCACTCTTCTCTAGTAGTAATACCTTTAAGAAGTAGCTGAGTTTCTAATATCTTATAGAACATCTCATTGAATCTAGAACGAAGACGATTAATAAATTTCTTAAACTTAATCTCATCTCTAGTAATCTCAGAAGCACGACCCAAGTTAAATTGGTTTTCAGCTTCCATTCTAGAGATAGGAACATTTAATGATTTGTATAACTTCTTACGGAAGTAATCAACATCATCCATCTCACCAAGGTTCTGGCCACCTGGAAGTGTTGAGATCTCTGTACCACGACCACCTTCACGACGAGGAAGCCAAAAGTCTTCCATCATAGTCATAAACTTACGGTCATCTCTAACTTCACCTGTCGATGCATCATAGACAAGTTTGTTTTTATGCTTAACCATCATATCGCGAAGATATTGTTCAGCTTTTTGTTTAGGAAGATTACCTACATCGATATAAAAAATTCGACGTTCTGGTGCTCTTGATAGACGATAGATTACCACTGCATCTTCAAGCATACGCAATTGGTTAAGTGGCTTGATAGCTTTGTGTAGATAACCTAAAATATGTTTATTATCTTTTGAGTAGCTGCCTGAGTGACAGTATACAACTGAATCCGCAGAAATCTTTAGACCTTGTGTCTGTCCATTCTTTAGACCCTTAGGTGCATATAAGAAGTACTCGCTAAAACCTTTTGGCATTGCAACAGACTTTCCATCCATAGCCTGCACTTCAGTTTTGGACTTCTTTTTCTCTCTGACTTTTTTAATCTTACGTGGATCGATGTAACGAAGCTCTTTAATTCCATCTCTAGGACTTGCTTCATCAATCATCATATGATAGTAGTGACGACCGTCAACATACCATCTTCTGAAAATCTCATAACCTTTGTTTTGAAAGTCAACCAGTTTGAGGACTTCGTCAAACTCAGCTCTGATTGTTTTCTTGATTGATGCACTGTAATTAATTGACTCTACATCGATAGCAACTGGCGATACATCACCTTCAATAATAATTGCTTCGTTTACAATGTCATCTACAGCCTGGTCACATTCTGCTTGAAGGACCATATCACGATAGCGAGTTACTAACTCACCTTCTGTTTTTGCCGCACCTTCCATATCAACATAAGTGCCATATGCGCCACCTGGAGCAAGCTCCAATGCACCGTCCATATTTTCTGGAGGAGCGAAAGATCTTACTTGTTGATTGTCTTCGTTTGGTTTTTCCGGAGTCCCAAATTTGAACCCGAATAGGTTGTACTCTGCCATTTTATACCTCAGTTAAGGGGGCTGCATATCTTATTTATGCAACCCCCATCACTTTATTTCACTTAATTAGCCAGCGACTGTATTAGTCGTTGAACCACCGCCTGTGGCCACTTTCCAGTAGTCATAAGCAAAGGTTACCTGGAATTCTTGGATCGCATCCTGATCCCAACTGACTTCCATAAGAGCCACATTGGTTGGATAGATTCCGACGAATTCGTAGGTTCTCAGAAGGTCACCTTCTTTACCAAACTGCTTAACTGTAGCAACTTGTTTATAAGATGTAGCACCTTCTGTCGACACCATGCCCGGAAGCCTGGTGTTACCTTCGTGCAGATTGATTTGGTTAGACCAAGTTTCCATCGCATTTCTGATTTGGAAGTCTTCGTCATTAAGAATCGTCACAGTCCAGTCTGCAAAAGTACGGTTACCTGCATACTTGATCTGACGACCGAAGTATGTTTGTGTAATCGTATTGATTGTTGCATCAGGGATCTGTGCAGCTCTAACCAGAACAGGCGCTGTAGGAACGCTAGGAACTGTTGCTGGAGTCTCGATGGTTACCTCAAATAGGGAACTACGAGCACCGCCAAATCTAAGGCCTGACTTAAAGTCGTTTACGTTGAAAGCCATTTACTTTCTCCTCTTTCCCTATTTATTAGAACTGACCTACGATTTCATTAAAGTCGACACCTGTTCTTACAGCTACGAAGTTCAACTGGATAAAGTTGATGCTTCTGGCTGGTTTGATGTAGATGTCACCAATGAATTCGTTACGATCGATTACTTCACCTGTGTTATTCGTGTCATCGCAGACTACACGGAAGTCCGTGATACCGCGGCGACCTTGAACGTCACGCAGGAATGGTTCTACCAAGTTACGGAACTGCTGTCTTGTAAACTCATCGTTAAATTCAAACAATGAACTTTGAGCAGCAACTGCAATTGCTTTTTCAAGAACAATGAACAATCTGCGAACATTAATTCTATCGAATGCGCTTGGTTGTGACAGAAGTGTCTTATCACCAAACAATACTGTGCCTTGGCCTGGGAATGATACGACTGGGTTAACACCAGCTTTGTACAATTCGTCACGCTCGGCTTTGTTTGGATTGTAAGCCAACTTAACAACATTCTTAACATTACCGCGGTTGAAACCAGCTGGGGAATACCATGGGTCACGGTTTGTATCCGTGCGAACCATTAGACCAGCAGTATCACCATTCAATGGAATGTAGCGATAAGTGTCGTTGTATTTGTCGTATACGTATTTGTAGCCACTATCCATTGTCACATAAGATGATGATGGAAGTGAATCGCGGAATGCAATAATGTCTTCTGCTTCGGATCCAGCAAAGCCACTGTTGTTAACAACATCAGCTCTTTCTGGTGAGATGCATACGAGACAGTCTTTACGTACTTCTGCGATATTGTTGATAAGGTGTAAGGCTACCGTTTGGCTAGCTTCACCTGCAATGATTAATGCAACATCAATATCTTCTGAAGACTTAAATTTATTGTACGCTGTAATGTACTCTCCGTCAATTGGCTGTGCACCGTCAGTACCGTTATCCAATGATGCGTTTACTACGTCTGCACCACCACTAAATGAAGAGGATGCAACTTTACCTGCGTTAACCTTGACGCTTTTATGGTCATTCCACCAGAAGTATGCTGACTGGTTATTCAGAACATCTTTGTAGTAGTTAGAAGCACCGTCAAATGTTTTGGCGTCAGAAGCGACTGAGACATTCGTGAATGCTTCAAGGATAGTACCTTTTGTACCAGTCCATGCACCATCTTCGTCAACTACTGCAATATGAATCTCATCATTCGATCCACCTTGGGCAGTTGCAAATGCAGATGTGCCTGGTGCGCTGTCAAAGTTAGGATAAAATTCCCAACGGCGCTGAACATTATGGGCTGAAGCCAATGTATCAGTTACAGTGTTGCCATTATATGTTGTAGCAAGAGTAACTGTGTTACCACTTACTGAGGCAATCTTGATTTGTTGTCTATCTGGACCAACAGTAATAAAATCACCGTCAGTAAGAGTATTGGCGACAAGAGTGGCAGTACCACCTGCAAAGGTAAGAGCTTTTGTATTAGTAGTAATGCTGTATGTAGCATTTGCCCCTGCCGTGCTAATTGATTCTTCCCAAGCTGTAGCAGATGGGCAAACTGAAATTTTAAGTGAGTTACCAAGTTCGCCTGGGTATTTCGCAACAACGATACCTTGGTCAGCACTTAGTGTTTTTGTGTCGTAGTCATCTTCGTTATTAATCGTAATTCCAGTACCGTTAGCAGCAGCATTTGTTGCTGTGCTTGCTACAACACGAGTTGTGAACAACTGGTTGCTGTATGCTAGGAAGTTCGAAGCTACGAAGAAGTCTGTTGCAGTGTTTGAATTTGGCGTTTGAAAATTAGCAGCCAAAGTATCTTCACTGTCAACGATGACGATTTTATCTACAGGACCCCAACGGAAGTGACCGGCGAAGGCAGCTGTAGAAGTCGATATATTTGGTACAACTGTAGTAAGATCAATCTCACTGACATTTACACCTGGTGAAACCTGAAATGGCATCGTTTCTTCTCCTATATGAAGTGGTTATTCTTCTTGATTATTTATAAAAAAGGCAAACTTAGAACCAACCACCGGGCTCGTCTGGTTCACTATCCATCCAACCTGGTTGATATGTTTCTTCTGGTATTGGCTCGTTACCGTCTTCATGAAAACCAAAAGGTAGTAATGATGATTCTTCCATCTCGAGTCTCTCTGCTTGCATTCTTGCTCGGATGTCAGTATCTGAAATGTCCTTAAAGTATTGTTGTTTTACTAGCCATCCAAATAGAACAAGACACATAACTAAGTCATCATGTGCACCTTCTTCAGCCGCAAAGCTAGTACCTTTACTTATGAAACTTGCAAGTTCAGAGATTGTGTCAAAGTCTTCTAGTAGCAACTTATCGTTCTCAATCAGGTCTTTAAGATTTCTACAACCAAGTGCCTTGACTGATTTTGTTGTCCTTACACCCAGTGTGACTTGACCTCCAAAGCCAGTACCAAGAACCATACCGGCGCGGCCACGAGATGCAGAGGTAAGAACATGCTCATACTCAAGGTCGTTATGTAGGATATCAGCTACCTGTCCACCAATATCATTTGTTTCAACCAAACAATACGCATCATTATATTCTTTACACACATTCATAATTACAGTTGGAAATAACATTGGAGCAATTGCATTGTTACTATACTTGGCAACCATTCTATATGGAATAGCTGTTGTGTCTAATACAACAAATGTATTATAGTCAATACCTACACCCCTTGAACAGTCAACCGTCATAATATATGTTTTACCCTTCTGTGGGTTCTCATATATGTCCAGATGATCAAATGAACGTGTTGGCTGACGAAAGGCAAGTTGACGTAACTTTGTAGATGAAATCAGAGTACTAGATGAACCAATAAACTCGCATTCAAACTCTTGACGAAATTGTTCTTCCGAGGTGTTACGGATCGTTTCTTCTTTCCACTTCTCATCACGACCAGGAATCTCAGACCAATGAATATCAATTGGAATGTAATCACTGTTATCGTTCTCAGCATCACTCCACATCTTATAGAAGTGATTCATACCATTAGGTGTTGACACAATGATAACTTGTGATGTAGTACCTGATGAAATAGTAGGATACACAGAAGCAAAGAACTCGTCAGCAAGATGATTACCAACAAACGCAAACTCATCTAGGAAGATTAGATTATATGAACCACCACGAATAGCTGATGAAGATGTAGATGCTGCAACTACTCTGCAACCATTCTCAAGTTCGATATTACCTTTGTTCCATACCAATACACCCTGCTGTAACCACTTAGGTAGATACTCATATGCAAGTTGGATCTTACCAAGCAAGTCACGAGCAAGTGCCCCTTTGTTAGCTAGAATAGCAATGTTTTGATCTGGATGAAACAACACTTTCCATAGAATATATGATGTAGTTGTTGTTGACTTTCCTGACTGACGAGGTAGCTTACAGATATTGAATCGATTATGAACGAACTGATCCAACATCTTCTTCTGAAAGTTCCACGGCTCAAACGGAATCAAACCCTTATCGACGTTTACAATCTGAACATAATTCTCTACAAAGTATTGAATGTCTGACTGACATTTTAGATACTCAGCTAATTGTTCTTTGGTAAACTCGACAGGTACGTTGGCTTTCTTGAGATTAGGATTGCCTAGGTAATGATCAGCTGTTTGACTCATTGTCGTTTTTCTTTAACATCTTCTGTAACTCAGCAGTACTGCCAACAAACAATGCATTTGTTACACTGTTAGGTTGTTCTTGAGTCTTACCTGTAATTCTATTCTGTTTCTCTCTCAAAGTCAACAGGTCTTTTTGAGCATCTGTCATCTGCTTCATTAATGTAGCTAATACTTCAAATGCTCTCGGATGTTCTGATGATTGTGCAATGTCAATCATTGATTCTAAGGCTTTGTTACCTAATTCTGATACTTTATACAGATTTTCTCGGGCATATTGAAAATCACTGTTGACCTCTGTTTCATCTTCTAGTACAATCGACTTTGTCGCCCCACTAAGCATACTATTATTATCTTGGTCTATTGGGTCTAATATCTCATCAGGTTCTACTGGCAAGTTTAATGCTTCTTCTATACTCTTATCAAACTTAGTCTTCTTTTTCCCGGGCATACTCTATTCACTTTCTTCAATAGTAGTAATAAATCCATAATCACTATCACTGTATATATCTGAACTACTTATGGTCAAGTTGGCTAGATTAGTAGCTTCACCATTAGCAGTCTGTCCTGGCACCACTGCAACATTAGCAACAAAGGCTCCAAACTGAGCTGGTAACTCGTCTGCTATGTTCACATTTGTTCTAGTAATTACACCTGTCTTACGAACCGGTCCATAGATGTATCCTTTAGCAATAAAGTCTAAAGTCCATATGATTGCTCGTCTTGTTTCAAAGTCACCTTCATATGCATCCTCGTAACTTACAGATTGCAATACCAAGGGTATATCCATTTTAATGTTCATAGAAGGAATAAGGTTAACTGTAGTTGTCCACTCTG